CCGTATTATTTTAACTTCTGGGAGGAACTTAGACCGACACCGTTCCGGCAGGAAGGCGGCGACCCGGAAAAGGATATTGACTGGGAGCATTATAATTTTTTAATCGAAGTTGGCAGGCAGGCGGGTTACGGATATTCCCAGATCAGCGTGTGCTTTGATAAGAGCGGAGACGGCACGCTCTTGGAACTTCTGGACATGAGACCGGCAGAGGGAAAGAAGAACCCCACCGCAGAGGACGGAGAACTTCATTCCGGGCTTACATCAGAGCAGGCTATGGAAATTATTGAGAAATTTTTTGAAATGGCTTAGAGGCGATTGTGGGCGATTTATGGGGCATCGGATTTTTCCGGTTCCCCATATTTTTTTTGAAATTAGTACGAAAGAGTACAAAATTTTATGCTACCATAATTGTGCCAGATGGTGTGTCTGACCTTGAGCGGATGCAGCACTTGGTTGTTGTTTTCTCATTCCCCCTCTTGCAGGAGCTGTGTCGATGGCGCAGCTCCTGCTGCATTTTCGCAGCAAAAAAATAGCGCCCGGATTGAGCGCTATTCATCAATAATTTTTTCCATTGGAACTCCGAGGGCATCAGCAAGTGCCTTAATTGTTTTTATCGAGGCAATATTGAGATCGTTTTTCCTTTGTTCATAACATTCCAGAGAACGAAAACTGACACCGGACAATTCAGATAATTTTTTTCGGGACATTCCAGCGTCCCTCCGAACCTTTTCCAATGGAGTAGGATTTGGATTTTTTGAACCTTGCATACACTCACCTCCAGACGAATCATGCGCCAAGGTTCCTGCACCTCGGCGCATTTATTATACTGCTTTGACCGTATCTTGTCACTATAAAATATTTGAAAACCGATAATCACGATCAGGGATTTCATCCCGCGCAGCCTCCAGAAATGAGAGGTCAAACCCAAAGGACCGATAACCTGTGGCGATTGTTTCAAAATAGCTGTTCGACGGAAGCACCTGACGCATTCCTCTTTCATTCATCACATAAACCATTCCGGTTACGATTGTTCCATCGTCCATCAGGACTTCAACATCTTCTTTGCGGTAAAGGTGCGGAAAGCCTTCGTACACATCCAGATTTTTTTCATCGGATGCAGATACTTCCCAGACGGCTACCGGAACATCTGTGTCGGCTCCCGGCAAAACATTGGCAACGCCATTCCGGTTCCAGTTTCCCCAGAAGGTCAGGGAATAATTTTTAAGAACGCCTGCGCCGTAAACCTTTGCGTCCGGGCAGCGATACCGCATCTGCCCAAGATGTAAATTTGAACCATAAGCTACATAGAGTTTTGTTGTTTTCTTCTTCATGATATTTTCCTCCTATTTTTCACACCGGGTTGTTGGATCATTGTAACTATACTTCACTACGCCATTTTCAAGGATCGTAATGCAGATTTCTGAAAAGAGAGGGTCGATAGAGTCGACCCATTCAGCAGATACGGAAAGATTTCCGGTATAATCATCTTCCGCAACGCCGTAACCAGTTTCCTTGCAGGCTGTGACTGCATTTTCTATCAGTTCTGATAAGATTGCCATGAAACACACCTCCCTAAAATTCACATTGTGTCAGCATAACATAAGGATCCGGATATTTTCTTGTTGACATCTTCTGGATTTTTGACATGATATAGGAAACATCGTATTCCGTCAGGCTTACCAGATTCCCCTCGCCATCATCGCCAGCCGCCACAATAAAAATGTTGCCGACGAGTTGAGCATTTCCCATATTATCTATTGCAGATATCTTAGGGCTTTCGTAGAACAGACCTTCATCATCGCAAACGATTGTAAAAGATTTTTTCAACCTTGCGCCGATGCGCCGCTGAACGATATCAATACAGGTACAATTAAGAATCCGGTAAAACTCATTCAGATCGTCGTCGATTTCCATTGCCTTTGCTTCATTGTTTTTGACATCCACAAGAACACCTAATAATTTTTTTGCCATGAAAAGCACCTCCTATTCATAAATATTGCGAGACGGTTTTCCGCTCATCTTGTCGCTGATATGATCGTAAAATGATAAAGGTAAATCAACGCCTCGTGCGCTATCATCCAATGACATTTTAGCAGCCGTAATATCAGCCGTTGTTCTGTCTGCATATTTGCGCCGCTTGCGGCGATTTGGGTTATTATTTTTTGTGAATCTTGCCATGAAAAGCACCTCCTATAAATTTTTAATAAATACGCTTGTGACCGTATCTTTTTTTGTTGTCGTGACTGTAACTCTGCCGGGAAAAGAAGTCAATACTTTTTAAAAAAAATTTTTGACAGCATCCCGGCAGACCAAAAAACATCAGTCCTTTGATAGTAACCGGATCTGGTTTTCCAGAACGACAACGGACTGTGCCGCAGCCTCCACATCCTGAGCCATGCGGGCGATTGTTTCACAATATTCCTTTTTCACAATTTCAGAAGCAGGAATTTTTCTTAAAGCATCCGCAGCCTGCTGCAGGGCTTTTTCATTGGTATAAAGCGCAAGCCTCGCCATATCCCTTCTTTCATAAAGTTCCATCAATTTTACAACAGCCATTTTTCAATCCTCCTAAAAATTTTTTGACCGGAGAAACACCGGGAGAGCCTGCCGGGGAATCGAACCCCGGCGCAATCCAATCAGGCTTTTATTCGTAAATATGCTCGACCGCTTCCAGTTCCTGCAGGTCAAATTCTTCTGTGGTTCCCACATACCGGACTTGAAGAATTTTATCGTCCATGATTTCAGGTGTGCCGTTATCATCCATAATCATCCCGGCAAGATCCCCGACATACCAATCTTCTGTGCCATAAAATTCAAATATGAATCCGGTAGCCGTAGTTGCAGAAACTGTGTCGGTTTCATAATCAACCGAAGTAATAACCATTGTTGCCGGATAAATTGTTGCCGGATTTTTTAAACCGGATCCGGTCGTGATAATTGTTGCCGCCATGATTGCCATTACAAAAAGTTTTTTCATTGTAGAATACCTCCTAAAAATTTTTTGACCGGCTGTGCCGGAATCCCGACCGGGGGAATCGAACCCCCGGCAAAACCGTACCGGGAAATTTTAATACCATGAGGACTGGAAGCAAGGGCGACCGTCCCAAGGCGTTAATGATATGCAGCTATCTATTTTGATATGGAAACGCCCGTCCCGCTTTTCCCAAGAATCCTGAGAAACCATTTTTTGAATCGGTTCCCCGATCCGGTTTTCCTTATCAGGATTTACATAACCGCTCATGGAACTTTCCACCGACACCTGCGTGTGCCCAAGTTCTACAATTTCAACTTTGCAGGCACTAACAATTTTTGTTACCATGTAGAACTCCACATTTGTTTGTTCATATCCCCAAGAATCTTCAAAGATGTCCCCAACCTTGATACCAAATTTTGAAACCGGCTGTGGCTTTGCGGACGCTGTCGGCGTTGTCGGAACTGTGCCGGTAGCAGCCTGCCCGGATAATTTTTCAGCCAATGCCATGCGCTCATCAGATTTTTTTGCATACCATAATTTTTTCTGGCGATGCCACCGGAACCCTGCCGCCTTCATTTCATCCCGGATCTCCTCGGCGGGCTTTCCTTCAAATGTTAATTCGATACCGTTAAACTGGGAATTGATTGCCATAGTACACATATTTTTTTCCTCCTTGAAATTTTAATTTTTACCCCGGCGCTATTGCCGGAAATGCTCCTCCTCGGAATCGAACCGGGATTTTATAAACCATTCAGGAGCAGTAGGTGTGCCGCCATTAGAACAGCGGCACCTCGTCGTCTATCGTTTCACGATACTGGTCGCCATTTTTACCGAACCTCCAAGCCGCGTCCCCGGATAATTTTTCTATCAGATGAGCGTGAGGATTTTTAAACATTTCGCCCGTCCAGCCCATGCCAACCAGCCATGTCCGCATTGCAAATTTTTCATTCCCGGCTTGCATGATCGGGTTTTTCTTGCAGGTAATTTTTGAACTGTTCAATGCCTTTGCATTCATGGAAAGCACCAACAAAACGAATGAACGAATGACCCCGGCGTGAAGCGTTGCATTAAAGGCACGAATTTCTATCGTATTACAAGCCCGTCCCCTAGTTGAAAAGTAGCGGTGCAGGTTCAAAAGATGATACCGGCTCTCGTCGTAATGCTGACTGCGGCACGTTTCCGGGTTTCCGTAACTAAAATTTTTGTACCAGCATTTTTCAATATCCTCGATCGTTTTGCACTTTTCCACTTCTGCCATGAAATTTGTAGGTGTGCCGATACGACCGCCTCGGCGGTTATTCATGGGAACGCACCAGTTAGAAACACGTTCGTCCGCAACGCCTAATGCCTTGTAAAGCATGGTCTCCTGAGAATAAATCAGGTTAATAAAGTTAATCAGGGTTTTTGCGGTATGCTGTGTCGCCCCCACATGGATGTGGATCCCGCAACCATACTCGGCTCCGGTTTTGGCTCCGGCTTTACGCAATGCCCGGACAACTTCCTGCAGGGTATCCATGTCCGCCAATGTAAGCGGCGGCGTATTCAATTCGCATGAATACGATCCCCGGCTATCACTTCTGTGTCCCCGACTATCAACTGCGTGGATGGAGCAGTCCAAAACGAAAAGCCATTCACGCCCCTGCCGATCATTTACGCGATACTTTCCATAGGCTCCGCCTACATAAACGATAGAACCATCTACCACGCTGGCTGTGACGCTTGCGGCTGTTTCCCTTGTTATAGCGGTCATTTCGATTTCTACGCCGTAGGTCATAAAGTTGATCGCTTGCCTTAATTCATCCCGTTTCTGTTTGTTTGCCATATCAATTCTCCTTTGCTTTTGAGTTTGGGTTGCAACCCAATGTTTTTGATGGCATAACCATAACTCTGTGCCGCAAAAGATGTCAAGCGGTTTTTTGAAAAAAATTTGCAACTTTTCAAAAAAGCCTTATTTTATGCGGATTTTCAGGGTTAAAAAAATCAAATTGATCTATATCAGACAAGAGCCGGAGCAGAGCAGGAGACAAGCGGAGCAGGACGGCTGGCTCCCCTATGAGCCGGAGCCGGAGCAGATCGGCTGGAGCAGGAGACAAGGCAAGCGGAGCAGGACACGCCGTCAACCTGTGCCCATGGCTGCCGCTGGCAGCAGCGGAGCAGACAAGCGGAGCCAGAGACAGAGCCGGAGCCGGAGCAGATCGACTGTGCCTACTATAAGCAAGAGCAGGACGGCTGGCTCCCCTATGAGCCGGAGCAGAGCAGGAGGCAAGGCAAGCGGAGCCGGAGCGGATCGGCTGGAGCAGGCGGTCCATATCATCAAAATTTGCTTTTCTCGCCTCTAATGGAAGAAAAGCGTTTGACCTGTGCCGCCTATGAGCCGGAGACAAGGCAAGCGGAGCAGAGCAGGAGACAAGGCAAGCCCTGTGCCTATAAGCAAGGGACGCGGAGCAGAGCAGGACGGCTGGAGCCGGAGACAAGCGGAGCAGACAAGGCAAGCCCTGTGTCCATAGAAGCAAGGGACGCGGAGCCGGAGCGGCTGTGTCCATAGAAGAAACGGCTTTGCTGTGCCCGGCTAGGTACTACTGTGCCCCTCTATTGAATGCGGGGCGGGGAAAGCCCGATATTTTTGGCGACAAAAACCAAAATTTTTTCGCCATTTCGTTACGCATTGGCGGTATCAGATAGGGGAATTTTTGGATTTTTGAAAAAGAGTACAAAAGAGTACACGAACCTGTGCTATCATAGTATCGTGGAATTTTGAGATAGGAGCAGAGCCTAACGGTTCTGCTTTTTCTGTTGGAGGGGAATGAGACATGGTTACAGAAAAGCGAAGCCTAAAAGACTTAAAGCCAGCAGAATACAACCCAAGGAAAGCCCTGACACCGGATGATTCCGAGTATCAGAAGATTAAGCGAAGCATAGAAACATTCGGGTATGTAGACCCCATCATCATCAACAAGGACGGAACTATCATCGGTGGACACCAGAGGCATACAGTTTTGGTTGACCTTGGGTATACAGAGGTTGACGTTGTCGTCCTTGACCTTAGCAAAGAAGATGAGAAAGCCCTGAATATTGCATTGAATAAGATTTCAGGCGAATGGGACGAATTGAAACTTCGTGATTTGCTGGTAGAACTTGACTTAGGAGATTACGACATCAGCGTTACCGGATTCGATAATAAGGACTTAGAGGACCTTATTGAACTTACCGACTTTGAGCCGGAAGTTACTGAGGATGATTATGATCCGGAGGATGCGTACAAGAAAAGCGTAGAGCAGGGTATTCCGCTTGTGCGTTCCGGCGAGGTATGGCAACTTGGCAGGCACAGGCTCATGTGCGGAGACAGCACAGAGCGAACGGACGTTCAAAAACTTATGGGTGCAGAACTGATGGACCTTATCATCACAGACCCGCCGTACAACGTGAATTATGAGGCAAAAGCCGCCCGGTTGAATGAGTACCGACCGAACGAAAACGGCAGCATGAAGATTGAGAATGATGTAATGGATCAGAATGCGTTCTATATTTTCCTTCTCAGGGCATTTGGCAACATGGAGGAATTCATGAGGGAAGGTGCCGGGGTTTATGTTTTTCACGCAGATATCGAAGGTCTTACATTCAGAAAGGCTTTCAAAGATGCAGGATTGAAACTTGCAGAGGTTCTTATCTGGGAGAAAAACAATTTCGTCTTAGGACGGCAGGACTACCAGTGGCGACACGAACCTATCCTTTACGGATGGAAGGAAGGAGCCGGACATTATTTCATTGATGATCGGACGCAGGACACCGTCATACTGGAGGATGATGTTGACTTTGAGGCTATGAAAAAGCCGGAACTGATTCAGTATATTAAAGACATGATGCACAGGTACGCAGACCAGACTACCGTCATATTTGAGAAAAAGCCAATGAGCAGTTCTTTACATCCGACCATGAAGCCGTTGGATTTGATTGCGAAGTTCATGAAGAATTCCAGTAAAAAGGGCTGGAATATTGGAGACCTTTTCGGTGGAAGCGGCAGCACTTTAATGGCAGCGGAGCAACTCGGAAGGAATGCTTATGTTATGGAATGCGATGAGCATTACGCAAGCGTGATTATCAAACGGTGGGAGGAATTCACAGGGCAGCAGGCAGTTAGAATTGAGGTGTAATAGATGCAGGGAAATGAGAGCGAAAACAGCACATCTGAAAAAGGATATTACAAGTCGGAAGTTATTGCTAATCTTTTCGGCGTGAGCGTCCGGAGAATCCAGCAGCTTACGCAGGATGGTGTAATTTCCACAGTTCAGACATCGCAGGGGCGGCGGTATGAACTTGCTCCTACCATTCAGAGGTATATTAAGTATCTATCAGATAAAGCCTACGGAAAATCAAAATCCGAAACAGAGGCAAAGTTAAAAGAACAGAAACTCCGGGCAGAGGTCGCCCTGAAAGAATCGCAGGGAGAACTTCATAGGCTCAGAACAGAGATAGCGGCTGGCAGTTATATTTCCGTTGAAGAAGTAAAACTTGACTATGACCGCTTTTTTATTTCCTTCAAAAAGTTTGCAATGTCATTACCCAGCAAACTGGCAGGGCGTTTGACTGGGTTTGTTGACCCGGTGGAGGTTCGGCAGATTGAAAACGAACTTCAAAAAGAGACTACGAAACTCCTAAAAAGTTTTGTAGTCTCAGCCACCATTGAAACGAAGCAGAAAGAAACGGAGAGCAAGGATGCCCCGTCGTAGAAAGGTTCCGGTCACAGCATATCAGTATGAAGCCCTGCAGTTACTTAGTCCGCCGGAGCAGCTTACCGTTTCGGAATGGGCAGAACAATATCGTATGCTGGATTCAAAATCATCTGCAATGCCGGGTCCATGGAGTAACGACATTACACCATATCTGGTGGGCGTAATGGATGAATTTAATAATTATGAGACTGAGCAGATTGTATTCGTAAAACCAACGCAGATAGGTGGAACGGAAGCCATGCAGAACATGATAGGCTACATCATTGCGCAGGATCCGTCCCCTACCATGGTGGTTTATCCGACAGATACGCTTGCAAAATCCGTATCAGAAAACCGATTACAG